GAATAGTACGGCGCGATAGCAGCTGCGTCCACGCTTGCGGCTTCGACTGGAACGGCAGCCGAAACCTTTGGCACGAATAGATCAAATAAACCCATGCCCGAATTGTTGCAGGCTTATACGATCAACCGACCATGATGTCAAGATCATTCTCTGGGCGTGTCGCGAAATGTGTCACCAGGGCAACTGCCACCGCACCACAAACAACCGACTGCGAAGCCCTGCGTCCAATAACCCAGCCCCCGTCGCCACGACGCAATTGAACCGCTGCCAAAACTTCTTCGGATAATTGGCTTTGACCCCTATGTTTCAAACGCCCTGAATTGATAGCCGACAACATTTCGTCGCACGCTTGTGGATACACACCGTCCATGTCGAAAATCGGGATTCCCGCTGGTGCAAGGCGCGCGGCTACGGCTGCGCTGGTCTTTCGGCTGTAAAGGACGTATTCGGTTGGATAACGGCGGGCATAATCTGCAAGGTCATTTGCAATGGCTTTGTCGTCTAGTTGCAAATCATTTTGCCAGGTGTGCAATAACTTCACGACGAATTGTTCCCCGCCCAATTTCTGCGCCCCGATTAAACTCGCGTGTTTTCTGTCAGGCGAAAGATCGATTGCCAGCCAGGTCAGTTTGTCAAGATCAAGGTCTGCTGATTTGTCTAGGCAATTGCCCCAACTAGCTGCGTCTACCGCGCTGTTGATTGCAACAACCCAACGGCACAAGACTTCAGTCATAACCACGTCAGGCGGGTCGTTCAAAACGCTTCGTACGTTGTCCGCATGAATTAACGTACCCATTGAAGGATTTGCGTGCCGTGCGTTTTCGACGCTGATTTCGTCCGTCGGTGCTGACCATTCAAAATACCCAATGTCATCTTGTACGCCCGCAATTGAAGCCAGGGCACGATCTCTAAACTGATTCAAAACCACGCTGGAAGAATCGCCTGCGTTCGTGTACGCCATGACCATGGGGTTACTCGCTGCCATAAGGGTGTAACGCAACGAAGCAAACGATTCAATGTCTGTCATTTCGCGCAATTCGTCCAGGTGAATGGTCGAAGGTCGGGAAACACCACGCGCAGCCGAACCACCTGCACGCACAATAAATCGATTGCCCGTCATGGTTTCGATTTCCTCGCCACCATGTTGCCAGCGAATCTTCTTGACCTGTTTTGCCAAATTGTCGTTGCCCTCGATCATTTGAACCATTGCCCTGAATTGTTCAAGCGAAGTCGAAAGTCTATGCGCCGAACCAATTTGCAGTTTTTCGTCCCATAGAAACAACCCACCCAAAATCCTGATCAGCTGCAAAAACGATTTTCCGTTTTGACGTGCCACCACAATGGTGTTCACGGGTGAAGCCCAGCGTCCGTCAGGCTTGACCTTGTGGGTATGGATAAGCGCGAATTTCTGCCATTCCATAAGATCGATCTTCAAATCGGTAGCCAGGTCGATCAATTCGCCCCCGCGTGAGGGTAAATCGTTCAGCGGCGTGTGAATTCGGGGCGTTTGTACGCCGATTAGCGGGATTTGCAGGTCTGTGTCCCTACCCAAAACCGATTGAGGGCTATTGAGGGCTTCTGAGGGCGTTTGGTGACCTTTTGAGGGCTTCTCAGTCGTTTTCATGGCTTCTCGAATCGTTTGAGGGGGAAACTAATCCAGGAAGGGTCAGGGGTGTTCTAGGTGTATTAAAAAACCGCCCCCCCTTCGCAGAATTGCATGGTGTGCATAACGATTGAAGATTCCAGTCGTCATCTCCACCATTCATGCTTCTTGGGACTATGTGATCAACTGAATTTGCTTCGCCACCACAATGTTGGCAAGTGTAACCGTCACGTTGAAGGATACGTTGCCTAATCTTTCGCCACTTACTGGTTGAACCGTTGTCTTTGAGTGCGCTCATTAGTAATACCCATGCTTCATGTGGAATGTCCATGCGTTGCATTGGCTTTGGTATCTCACCAGGTTGTAACGAATGGTTGCGTCTATCTGTCTGAATGGGTCAAGGTCACGATAGTGCTTCGATCTCATCTGACCTAAACCAAAGTGACTGCCATTCTTTGCCGTGTATGACCAGCGTGATTCCTTTGTGATGATCTTGTTGAAGCATTGGAATTCCTTGTAATCAAGCAAACGACTATGTGCGTATAACTTCAAATGATCTATTGAGTAATTAGCAGCTGAGGCAGTATCTGCCCCTTGCACCGCGAAGATTGCTGAACCGATCAACACCAGCCATTTTTTTATCTTTGTCTTTTTATAATCTAAGACTGAAAGAACTTCATTCTGTCGAAAGAAGTTCAAATCCTGGGTTGGTTGTATCGCTTCAGCGTACACCCCCCTTGCAAGCCCTTCACGCTTACGCAACGCCAATGATTTGATAACGACTTTATAACGATTTGATAACGTTTTGTTATAATTCATGAGTTATCCACAACCTGTTGAAAGACATGTGTACCAAGCGCAGGAAGTACGCAGTTACGCAACACCTGGCGTTTGTTGGGCAGTTTGTACCCGTCTAAGTTATAACCGTGTAATTCCTGCAATTGCGGTATCTGTGCAGCTCTCAAATTGTCCTTTTCGAACACCAGGTCAGGAATGTCGAAATTAGCCCAAAAGTAGTGACGTTGAAGGTCAGCCGTTGGTGGCACAAATGGCGTGTAGTAAGGCTTTACGTTTTCCACAACCCATTTGCCCTTGAAATTGTATTGAAGGAAAATGATTTCCTGCCACAACTTCATGTCCGCATAGATCGGTTGAACGCCCCTGAATCGCACCCCAATGTTTTGTCTGAAACTGCTATGTGATTGACAAGGCGGTGACGACCAAATGAAATCAAATTCATTGAAATGATCGATCAGGTATTGATGAGCGTCAGCGACAATGACCGTGTCATTTGGAAAGTGGTCTGCATACACCTTTGCAATGTCTGCGTCGTACTCAATAGCGGTGATTTCGTGTTCGTCGCCCCATAGTTTGCGATTTCCACCAATACCCGCGTAAAGGTTCAGAATCTTCATTGGTGACCCCAGCCCGTACCCTTGAAGGAAATGCCAAAAGTTGAGTAGCGTCGGCTCATGTTTGCCCCGCAGCAGATTGGCTGGTTTTCGTCGTGGATTGACTTATCCACCTCAACACGGATTTTGCACACCGTGCATTCAAACTCATAGATTGGCATTTGAACCCCCTATCTGTGCAACCCCCATGACTTCGCACTTCGTGCATTGGATTACTTCCACACCTTCGGGCAAGTTGTCCGTTATCTTGTGAATTAGCTGCACCGTGATCTTCTTGCAAATCCGACATTCAAATTGCACTTTGTCCATAGTTGCTTCTCCGTAAATTCTCGATCGGCTGAAGGTTGATTTGTGTGACCCACCAATTTGGTTGCTTACTGTGGCGATACTTTGGGCGTTGTGCCATTGCAATGGGAATCCAACCTGCAATGAAATAGTGTGGCGATTCACCGGTCACAAGGATTGCAACGTCAGTTGGTCGATCGTATTCATGAATTATTAACTGACCTGCAACGTACTTAGTCCAGCGCACCTCAAAATGACTGCCAACGTCGGCTTTGGTTTTACCTTTTTGTTCAAATGGATCAAATTCAAGTCCTAAGTATTTGGCAACAACCCACTCACTTCCAATGCTTTGTGCGTCTTGTGCAATGAGGTCATGAAGTGATTTGTCTGTTGAATAGCCACCTTCACGGGTTTGCCAATAGTCCGTGTTGTTTTTGGCTAAATGGATTGCAGCGTCATGGCAAATGAATTCTTCTTGCCTGGTCAATTCAATTTTCATCTGCAACCACCGCACAACCAAGCCAGTTTTTCGCCTGCCTGCCCCACCTTGTATCCAAACGCGTCCAACTTCATGACTTTGGCGCACCCGTCGCATTGCTCAACTTTGTATTCGGCGATTACTTCGCCGTTTTGCAATAGTTTTGCCGTCATGCTTTGTGGATAAATGATCTCAATTAAGTCGCTCATACCTGTGGCTTCCATTTTCCGTCGCTCGCAAAAACGTACCAACGGGGTGTGCATTGGGTTGCCTTAGTGCGCTCGGTGCAGAAATACCCGCCCCAATTCTTTGGTGCACCTTCCGCTGCTTGCTTCCAAATCATGTGACCGTGGCTGCATTGCGGTGCTTCCTGAACTAACTGCCCGCCCAATTGCTTCGCCACTTCGTCCATTGATGAACCCAATGACGGGATTCCTGACTGCTCGGCTTCAGCTGCTGTTTTGAAACTAGGCACGTCACCGAACTTCTTTGACCACGGGTCATAATCGTCAGCCGTGGATTTGGCAACGCTGGTGCTGATCGTTTCGACCTTTTCCATGTCCTGACGTGTTGGGCGTTTGTCCGTGCCTAGCAATAGACCAATGGCGCGTCCAATGCTGCTTGTGACCGTATCTTCGCAGAAAAATTTTTTCATTTGCACGTTGTACGTTGCCACGTTGCCGAAGGCGTAATCGATCGCTGAAGGCTTTTCGTCCTCGTACTCTTTGAAGATTTGTGTCTGAACTAAAATAAAACCCTTTTCAGCATTAAATTCAACAATGTGATTTTCAATGCGACCTGAAGGGTGTGTTTCCCAAAAACGCTTAATTCGCGCTGCTACGTCCTCGTAGTTGTCCAGGAAGCCAGCCATTATTTGACCGCCTTGTTTGCCATGTGACGAACCATTGCCTTACGACGTGCAATGCCTTCACGCTTGCCTTCTTTGAAGCCTTTTGCGTATCCCGCAGCTGCTGAAATCACCATAATTATGATGACCAGCACCAAACGACCCAATGTTGCTGGGTCAAGTAGATCAAGTACCATTTTTGAATTCTCCCGATTCTAGGCGGTAGGGCTACCACCTGAACTCAGGGTGACGCATGATTGGCGCGCGGTCAAGAACCTTGCGTGTTTGTCGGCGTGTCTCCAGGCTTCGGTTTTGATTTCAGTCCATTGCCTGCAAGTACCCCGCCCAATGAACCCGTCAAGAAAATAGCCAGGGTTTTCAATAGATCAATAAACGCCGCGTCGTTGGGTGCTTGGGCGCTAACTGGTTGGGTCACAAAAATCAGGGCGTAAGTAATACCAACGGTCACAACCAAAAATACCGCAGCAAGGGTTGAACCAATTATCAAAATCAGTTGCGCGTGGACTTCTTCGGGCGTTTTACGGCGTGTAGGTTTGTTGCGATTCAATTCCAAGTAAGTCGTCAGTACATGTTCCAGTTGGGAGACATTGCGGTTTTTGGCAATGCGCTTCTGACCAGTTGTCGAATTCTTGACATTCATAACGTGTCCACCCCTGATACCCGCAAGCGGACATGGTTAGCGCAAGTGCCCAAGCCAACCATGCCGCCGCGAATCGTCGGTTCACTTCCCCGTAGAACCGAAGGCTTTGTCGTTTGGATTTAACCAACGCAAAATGACTGGTGCAACTGCTGCCGCACCTGCCATTGCAAGGGTCTTAGGGTCAGTCACACCCGCCATGTATAGGGCAAGTGCTGCTGCCATGAATGAGCGCGCCCACGACGCTGCTAGGGCTTTGGCTTGTTCCATTTTTTCTCCTTTGTTGGCTTCGCTGCCGACTTTGGCATTTCAATGATTGGAAATTCTCCCTTGTACGGCACGAACTTTGGAATACCGAAACCCACGATTTCCTTGCCCTCACCGTATGACCGAACCTTCACCATGACCATGCCGCCATTGCGTTGGTCGCCTGTCCCGCTGGTGTTGCCTTCGATCGTTAAGCATGTTTTTGTGTCAATAAGACCCACGACAATGCCAATGTGTGAAATGCGATCAACGCCGTCATGTGGGAAATCCATAAACGCCAAATAGCCCAGTTGTGGCATACCTGACCAACGCTGAATTTCCTTGAATTTGTGTGCGCCAATTGCAGTTGAAACGACTGAATGAATTTTGACACCCGCCTGGGCTGCGCACCAATTGACAAAACTGCCGCACCACGGCAAGCCGTCCGCTTTTGTAAATTTGCCGTACTTGGTGAGGTTGTCGCCTTCCTCGATTGTGCCAACTTCAGCTGCTGCGACTTCGATCAGACGCGCATTTGTACCTTGCGGATAACTCATGAAGTGATCAATTTCGCTTCGGCTTCAGTCAAACCAAGTCGTTCAAGCACGGCTTGTTTAGCCTGCTCTTTGGCTAACTTTGCCGCTGTTGCGTCAGCCTGTGCCTTAACGTCAATTTGCGCTTGTTTGATTTCGTCGGCGGTTTGATCGCGCTCGACAATTTCGCCTGTTTCAGCGTTGTGTTCAATGACTTTTCCCATTAGATTCCTCTCAATGCATAAGTGCCGCCGTTGAATGTTGCCGTGCCGTCAAGTCGAATTTGTATGCTTGTAATCGCGGTTGTGTTATTGAATCCGTGCGCGCCAACCCAGGCATTATCTGTCTGATTCCATTGTCCACGAATTGTTTTTCTTTGTGTAAGCGAATAATTGTCAATTTCGATAAACATTGAATTTGAAACGCTGGTAGTTGGAACTGTTTCATTTTCAAACATTGGGAAAACACCAGTTTTGCCCGAATAGGTTGTGATAACGGTTTGGTGTGACGAAATTGCGACACCTTCATAAAGTGTGCCCGAATTTGAATTAAAGCGAACTGTCAAATAAGTGCCACCAGTCGCGCTTTGTGGTGCAACAATTTCCAGTCTTAACATCTGATACCCAGATGAAAAAGACCCAATAGAAATTTCTGTTCCGCTTAGGTTTCCGCTGGCTAAAGTTGCATAACGGCTTGCGGTGTATGACAAACCTGTCGCGGCGGTTGAATCTGCTTGCAATAAGAAATTATTTGCGCCAACGGGAACGCGTGCGTCAAGTGTTGAAAAGCCGTACAAATCGCCTTTGGTTGTAAGAGGTGAACCACCAGCTGCGCCCCAAACAAAATCCATGTCGGTGTTTGAATTCTTTTTGAGTATCTGCCCAGTTGTGCCGCCTTTAAGATCAGCCAATGACGTATCGACCGCCTGACCAAAAACCTCAAAATCGGCGGGAAGGTCTGTGACCAAGTCCGTCGAAGTTGGCATTTGCCACCCGAAATTGCTCGTTGGGTTTGTCATGTTTTCTCCTTATCAGGCAACAATTGTTGCATTTTCCCAGTCTAAAGTCGGCGACACGCTATTCCAACGTTCATTTATTGGCACGTCGTTCCAACGCATTGCCTGCAACGAATAAGCAAGCGGTGAAAGTAAAAGGGTCACCGAAAGTTGATTGTATGAGGCCTGAAATGACCAACCCTCGACGAAGCCCTGAAATGTACCTGATGACATGTTCAACGGAAGGTTGTTCAACGAAATGGCTTCACCCATGAAAACGGTCAAAAGGTTGTCGCGGTCAGAATTGTCAATTTCAGGATTTGTCAGGTCAAACGAAATTTGACTAAAAATCGGTTGAGGTTGTGCCCGAAGTGACAAATAAAAATTAGCCTGAGCAGTTGCGTCGGTAGCGTCATGAAGTGTTGTTGTAATAACTTGCGAAAGATTGCCGTATTGGGCAATTGAAGCAGCGTCGCTTGCACTCACGTCATTGCTGCTGGTTGCGCCGTATTTTATTGTTAAAGCATTGCGAACGTCGCCAACGCGGGTGTCAATTCTTAAACCAGCGGCACGGGCATGATTGGCGTCAAGATCGACGTATCCATTTTCTGCAAGGTATTGCGTGCGGTGCGTTGAATCCGCATAACCAATGCGTCCTTGTGCGTCCTCGTATAAATAACCAAGTCCAGAAATTGCCAATGCTGATACCAACGAATAAACGTCAATAGGGTCTTGATTACCACCACGGGCTGCAAGATCATAATTGCCTGGACGATCGATTTCACCCAAACCATTGTTCTCAGCCGTTGCCCATGTTGTGCCCGCTGGAGTGTATGTACCCCATGTGACCGAACCTGCAACCTGTGCCCATGTGTTAAACAATACGTCGCTTAAAACTTCAAAAATTTGATCACCGTCAAAATCACGTGCAAGGGCTGCGGTGTAAATAACTTTTGGCAAACGTGCCAATGCGCCTAACGCGGTGATTGAATAGGTCTGCGTAAACATAGTTGTGCCCACGTCGCGGACTTCCAAACCAATGTCCACCACGTTGCCACCAAAAATAGGCACAAAAGTGTTTGATGTATTTTTGATTTGAACGGAAATTGTCGAATTGATTGAAACTGGAATCGCAGTTTGGTTCACGTCTAGCAGCTGAAGATTGACGTAACCCGCTTGCGCTTGTTCATAAATGTTTGTTCGACCGCTTCGAATGGTCAAATTGGCTAAAACGGCGTTTGTGTACTCCGTGCCGTCAATTGTGACTTTCCAAACGGGTGACCATTGCGTCATGCTATTTGCAGGTTAGTTGCGCCGCCTGTGCCGCGATAGTAGGAATTGTTTAAGGTGTCCACAATTGTGCGTGCTGTTCCTTCTTTGTCCAGCGCACCATTAACGGTCAAGTTGATTGTTGTATTCGTATTTGCATTTTCAGACGCACGGAATGAACCAGGGTTGAAGGCACTCGAAACAACATTGGCGCTGCTCACGGCGGTTGTGACACCTGTCGTTGTCCTTGATTTTCCGACAACTTGACCGGTGATCTTGGAAACAATGTTTCCGTCTTTTTCTTCTAAATAACCAGGCAATTCAGGTGCTGGGCCAAATCCGCTTGAAAATGGAATTGAACCCGTTGAAATGCCAAGTCCACTTGTATCGACATTGGTTTTATTTACCAACGCGTTCGCACCTGCTAACACGGCAGCTGCAATGGCTACGGCTGCAACGCCTGCCAATGGATTAAGTGCAAAATAAGCCGCAACACCAGCAACAATTGCTGAAGCCTTCAATGCGTTGTATGCAGCAATGACGGTTTTGATTACCGTAATTGTTGCCATGACTGCTGCGCTGATTTTGGAAGTCACGAACATTGCGGCAATTAAGCCAGTCACAACAAGAATTTCGTCCTTCAAACTAATAACTGTTTTGATGACTTTTTTTACCTGCTCGCCAAATTGAAACGCCCCGCTTGTTGCGTTTTTGCTTGCTTCGGTCAAACTGCCGTTGCCTGTAAGTCCATTGATGAATGATTCAAGATTGGGCACGACTGTGGTCAAAACATAATCTGAAAGTTGTTCAACAACGGGCAACAAGGCTGCGCCAATAGATTCTTTGGCTTCGTCGGTTGCGATTCTAATTCGCTCAAATTTGACTGCTGCGGTTTCGGCTGCGCCTTCGGCAAATTGCCCGTAGGTTGTTTCAAGTGATTTGATGATCGCTTCATTGTCTTTTGACTTCAAAAGATTTGCGTCAAGACCTAAACCAAGTTTTGCTAGGGCTGCTGTGTTTCCGTCGTATGCCTTACCCAACGCGTTTGCAACTGTTTCGACTGGCTTGCCAACTGCAACGCTTAGGTCAAGGGCAAGGTTAAGCAGACGCTGGGCTTGTTCGGTGTCCTGGGTACTTCTAACCAAACGGCTAAACGCTGGGCGCAATTGATCGTCAGTCACACCAATGGCAATTGAAGTTTTTGTTATGTAATCCTCAACGCCCTTAATCTGCGCCGCTGTGGCATTGGTTGTTGCTTTGATTGTCTCGGCGAGTTTTTCCTGCGCCAATGCGTCTTCGGCAGCTGCTTTGACCGCGTCTGCACCAAATGCCAGCGCAGCAGCACCAGCAACGGCAAATGCCAATGCAGCCTTTTTGCCAAACTCAGTCGCCTTATCGCCAAACGATTGTGTCTCTTTGCTTGCCGTGTTTAAGCCAGCAACAAGGTCTTTTGTCTCAGCAAGAATGGATAATTTAAGGGTGCGACTTCCAGCCATTAGTCGTACTTCCTAACTATCTTGTCAAACGCTTGTTCCCATTTTTGAATGATCTCAGGTTGTGCCGAACGTAGGGTTGGATAAATAAACCAACCGCGTGAACCTCGACCTTCTCGACCTGACCAAACTGGGAATTGCTTTAGTCGATTTGAACCAAATTCAGCACCGCCCCACAATTGTTGAGTTGTGCCACCACCACTTAATTTTTGACCAGCAAAACCAAAACTTATTTCACCAATTTTTGATGACTTTGAAACCTTCGAACCTTCCGCAACGCGGTTATCCAAACGGTTATTCGTGCGCCCTGCCGCCGCAATAATTTTGCCTCGAACGAAATCTGCCAATGCGCTAGAAGTTTGTTTGGCTTGATCAATGGCTTCGTCGTCCATTGCTTTGAACGCGCGTGTGATAGAACGCAATTCGGCTTTATCATAAGTGATTGCTTCACTTGCCATTGTTGCGCCTTTCTAGAATCTCGATCACCGTCAGAATGTCCTCGGCTGATTCAAATACGCTTGGGGGTAACCCTGTTGCCAGGGCTACTTCCCAAACGATTCGACTTAGGCTTCCGACTGGGTGGCTTTTGGGTTTGCTTCACCGACGATCACTTCGGAAATGGTTTCCGTCCATGCTTCGATCGGCTTGACTGGCTTACCAGCTGCTTCGCGCTTCATGGCGTGATAGGCAAGAAATACCAAATCGGAAATTCCCATTTTTTCCTGCGCCTGCGCAATGGTGTTTCCTGTTTGCTTTTCCCATTTTACCCACTCAGGCGGTGCAGCCGTGTAGGTAATTTGGTCGCCGTTGTTGTATTCAATTGTTATTGGTAACTTCATTTTGTCTCCCGATTGTTAGTTTTTAACTGAAAGTTTCAGTTGGTGTTCCCACTACGGTGAATGATAGATCAACTGTCTGTGCGTCAGGTGCTGACCCGCCGACTGATGGAAATACTGGCATTACGTTGAACGCGAAAACTGCACCAGTTGCAGCAGTCAATGAAACTGCCAATGTTGTGTTTGGTGCTGTTTCGCAAGCCGTCCATAGTGCCTCGCACAATGAACCAGTTGCGCCCCAGTCAGCAAGCATTGAAACTTCGAACGACCATTGATCGTCAATGTGCTTGTAAGCCTTACCGTCAAGCGTTTGGTAAGTCTCAACGGTTGGGTCGTTGGCAAGTACTGCGCTGGTCGCCTGCGCGTCGTAATTTACGGTTGCAATGGTCACGACTAAATCGCGACCAGTTATGATTGTCGTTGGCATTTTGTCCCCTATGTTGTTTGTGTGTAGTACGTCGAAACGTTTATGTCAGCAACCAGCATTGGGCTTTGTCCTACTTCCAACACTGTCGGCTTTTCAACAACGCCAACAACGTATCCTGCGGGCATTGCCGCAAGAATTCCTATGATGAGTTTTTCCAGGTTGTCTAGTGAACCTGCGTTGCTATTGGAAGCAACAATGGCAGTGATTGCAAAGTTAATTTTGACCTTGGTTGAAGCCTTGCCAATCAACACAATTTCCATATAAGGAGAATCGGGCACAACCACAATTGCAGGTGGAATTGGTGCTTCGGGAACGCTCGGATACACGTTGGCAGATAGCGCGCTGAAGGCGTTGGCTAAGGCTGCGCGGGTTTCGGAAACGGCATTGGCTGGCACTTATTGAACGACCGTTTCAACGTCTAAAAATGGCATAAGCAATGTTGAAACGCGGTTGGTCAGGCTTCGTCCCATGCGGTACGGCGTTGAAGCAAAATCAACGCCTTCGATCTGTCCACCTGCTGCAACGCGTGATTGAAAGACCTCGACTGAAACGGCAAGAATTGCAGATTCGATTGGTGCGCTGGTTGCATAAAGATCAGCTGCGGAATAGCCCTGAAGTGTTGCCGTGCCCATTGGAATGATCTCGCGCAATGTGACATTTGATGAAGTCAATGCAGCGGTGAACGAATAAGGCGTTGCGGTAACGACTGTGTGCGTTGCGGTGAACGGTGCTGGCAAACCAGTCACAATGACTGATTGACCTGCAACAAAATGATGATTGCGCTCTGTGTAGAAATACGCCACGTTTGATTCTAATTTGTAAGACTGAATTGCTGAAGTGTTTGCAACAAGCATTGGCAAAATCACGGCTTCAGCGGTATTGATAATTTCGTCTAGGTAACTGTCAGAATAAAGTGAAACGGACACGCCAAGCACCGTACGCAATTGGCTCGCTGTGACAATGGCTGGCATGTCCGTTTCCTTTCGATCGGCTGCGGCGAGATCGGGAGAACCCGCCGCATGATTAGTTGTTGTCGATTACGACTTATTCACACCAAATGCGCCTGCTGCGATCTTTGTCGCAACTGCACCGAATGAATAAACACCAACGGTGATTGAACCGTCAGCAGTTGATTCTGCACGCAACTGGTATGAAGTTCCCTCGTACCATGTGTATGCGTCAGGGTTGATGATCATGATTGAATCGTCTGTGTCTGTTGTTGCAGCGGTGTTCGCTGTGACGTATAGATCAAGACCAGCAACGCGTCCACGAAGTGAACCTGGTGTCGCTGAACCTGGCTGGTTCATTGGGTTTGTCACTTCGTTATAGATCGGGCGACCTGAATCGTTGAGTGACATTAGGTTTGACCATTGTGATGTGTTCACCAAAATGTTGCGTGCAAATGGATTTGCAAGACCAGCAGTTGCAGCATAAACGCTTGCTGAACCACGTGCTACAACGCCAAGCAACTCAGCTGCTGTTGGGTATGTTGCAATTCCTGTGCCGTCAGCAGTTGCGCCTGCAACTAACTGTGCATTTGCATAAGCGTCCTGCGCCTTTGCCATTGCAGCAACCATGTTTCTGAGTAATTCATCATAAAAGAGGGGCGAAGTGCGTGTGAGCAATTCGACTGAGAATTTTTGTTGGCCAGCAAATTTCTTGACGTCTACTGATAAGAACGCTGAGTTCTGATCTGTATCTGAGAAAATTGCATCTTCAGCGGCAATTGCAACTGTTGGTGCAACAGTAATCTTTGGAATTTCAAAAGTCATTCCAGCGTCAGGCAATGTGCCGCGAGAAATCGCGTCAATGCTTGGGCGGATTGTTGTCGATAGTCCGTTGATAACTTCTGACAACTGACGTGTAGGAACAAGTCCTGCGTTGTCTGTTGTGTTGTCAGCTGCTAGAACGTACTGACGTGCAGTCTCGTCACCTGTTGCAGCAAGAACCTTGTTTTCTAGGTACTTTGCAGCGGTGATTTCAATGCGTGGTGTTGCTTTCCAACCACCAACCGCATTTGCGGTCGCTGTGATTGACTGGGCG